TGTTCCCTGAAGAAGAAGTTATAGAGAGATTGTTTTTGGATGCAGCTGTGACTGAAAATGTTACTTCCAGTAGTTATGCAGTTGCAAAATTGAAATGTGATCTTTGGATAACTTTCCGGCAAAGAAGTTTTTTAATTGTGTTTTTAAAAGCAGAATTGTTTAGACGTATTTTACTTGGAAAGATAGCTGTAGCTTCTTCTTTGACAGCTAGACAACAAGAGTTCTTTGAGAAAAGTTATTCTTATATCGAGATAGTTATAATTCAATTTCTGTCCATTGTGGAGGTAGTTGTAGGTGAGGCTGTTAGCGCTTTCCAATATGCCGCTGCTAATGATACGTTCTTAGTGGTGTTGGATTGGTTTGTTTGCGCAACTCTTGCTCTTATTCTTTATAAGCTTTATAACTGGTTTAATCCAGTTAAGAGACTTGGTGAAGTTAAAAAACAAGACCACTTTATCAGAAAAAGAAAAACAGAGACCGGCAACACTTATGAAGTGTTTGTAGGTGGGCGTACGCATTTATTAAGTAAAGGTAACAGTAAGTCTGTTGCTCGTACTGAAGAGATGGCGTTACCCGGTTCTACTCTCTATCCTAGTTCTAAACGAGCTATTGGAGCTGTAGCTGTAGCCACTGAATTTACAGAAATATCCGTAGTTGGGTGTTTTTGGAGGTTAGGTGATTATTTGATAACAGCTCGTCATGTAGCGAATATGGTTTGGTCAGGCAATGCTGACGTTTACCTACTTGGTACGACTGAAACTAAGAAAGGTAATTGGGAATTAGATATGAGAGCGACGAAGATCGATCGAGATTTCTTTGATGTTGACAAGAATGATTATTTACGAGAGCATGATGTTTTTGCGCGTAAATTGTCACGAGACAAGTGGTCTAAGATTGCGATTACTACTGCTTCAATTAAGAAGGGTAGTGCGTATAATCAAACGATTAGCGCTGTTGGTTTTGTCAACAAAATCCTTATGACAAGTGCTGGTAGCGTGATAGAGGGCTCAACGAGAGATACGTTGTTTGAACTCCAACACTCTGCTAGCACGAATCAAGGATTCTCAGGATCTCCTGTTTATTGTGGATCGAATGTAGTTGGTATGCATGTTGCTTGTAGTCACAAATATAATATTATGATTAGAATTGAGACTATAGCTGATGAGTTGCGGCTTGAAGAAGCGGCACCTTATACCACCTGGACTTCATCATCTGAATCACATAGTAGACAATATAACCGAGATTTTAAACACGAAGGCGAAAGTGCTTACGTGGAGGATATCGGTGATGATTGTTTTATTGTTACTGGTAAAGGTGGTAGAGTCAGGCGACGTACACGAGAATACATCGAGGAACATTTTCCTCATTTCTTTGGTGATAGTTTACGTCAAAATGAACACGCCAAAATTGATTTGATAGAATATCCCGATGAAGATCATCCTTTTATGATTGAATTAGATACAGAGAGGGCAGTACACTCAAATAAAGTGCCTAATCTGGTGCCTGTGGTAAATCAATATATAGAAGATAATCTTGATTTGTTGAAGAAACTGGGATTTGATGAAGGATCTTATGAGTATCCTTTAATTAACCCTGATACTGAGATGAATTCTTTCTTGAATCATGCACAGTTGTATGAGACTAGATTAAATAAACTCGTTAAACCTCCTAGTAATAAGGAGCTTGATCGAGTTGTTGATTTAATTTTGAGTTTAACCCCTTATAATAAATTTGAACCTGACGTTGGATATAAAAGTGTTGAAAATTTAATCAGCATTGTTGATTCGAGTCTAGTTCAAGATTCTAAAAGTCCTGGACATCCTTATCAAGCAGATGGTTTGGTTACGAATGCTCAAGTCTTGAAGAAATTTGGAAAAAAACCTTTTGTTGATATAGTTTTAGCTAAATGGGATGAATCGATTCAGAATAAATTATTCCTTAAGGCTGAACCTACTAAACGTAAGAAGTTGGACTCTGGTATGCCTCGTTGTATAACTGGTTTTCCCTTACATTTTATGATTAAAAGTCAGGCAATTTTGAAGAATGCCTTACAGACATGTGTAAAGAATTGGTCTAAAGGACCCGTTAAATATGCTTTTTCACCTAGTCAACCTGGTCATATCAAAAACTTAGCTGATTCATTCAAAAACAATAAAGTTTATGAGCATGATAAACGTAATTGGGATTGGATGATGCATGCTTGGGTTTGGTATGTTTGTAAAGGCGTGGTGAAGGGTTGGGTTGTTAAACCAATTGATATGTCTGATGAGGAATTTCGAAATTACATGAATGATTTAGATAAACTCTGTAATCAAATGCAGAATGCAAACATATACCGTTGTACAAATGGTAGAGTGTTTAAAATTCTGATTGATGCGATTATGAAAAGTGGTTTATTAGTTACTATTCCATTTAATACTGTGGGACAGTTAGCTGTTGATGTTATGACGAAAATACGAGTCGGTTTAACTGACGATGAAATTTTGAGTGAAAATTTCAATCTGGTTGCTGGAGGAGATGATGTCCTTCAAACTTTTCCGGATGGTTTTAACTTGGAAGATTATATCGCACGGGCAGCTGAACTCGGAATTCCGTTAACTAATATAATCAAACATGATAATTTTAGTGGTTGTGAGTTTTTCTCGCATAAGCTATTCTTTGAAGAGGGAGTTTGGAAATATAAACCTGTTAGGTTTACCAAACATATTGAGAAGTTGAGAAGAACTCCTCTGTTGGATCTACCTGGGGCTCTTGCGAGTCATATGATAAATTTTTGTTGGGATAAGAAAAAGTATAATTTCTTCTCTAATATGTTCCAACATTTTAGGAAGGCAGATCCTGATGCTTTTAATCTAAGCTTTTATAAACATCAACGTGAGTTACAATACAAAGCGTTGGGTTGTGAGAGTTTAACATAAGTCTGAATAGACTATAAACTATTAGTGTACGTTAGGTGGGGTGTGAGGACGGGTAAGAATGGGTGAAGTAATTGACGCTTTACCAAATTATACAGGTCCTTACATCAGCAATGGGGAATTTCAGACTTCGGTTGAGTTTGGTGATAAACCGCCTAAGGACAAGCTTGATGCATTATCTCGGTTGCATGATTCAGCGTACGCACACTTCGATGACTATGGCCACCGGAGAGCTGCGGACGTCATCTACGGAAATGAGGCTAAACAGCTTGTTGGGTTGTTCCCAGAGTTAGCTGGATTGGTTGTTAAATATGGCAATCAAATTGGGGATTCTTTTTCTACTATTTTAAGTAGTTATGGAATGCTCGGTCCGGCTGGAATACTTGTTGGTGGTGTTAAAAACGCTCTTAAATTGCATGATTATATGATAAATGAACAAAGATATAAAAAGGATATAACTGAATATTATGCTACTGATCCTGTCGATTTTGCAAGGATAAAGAATGTAAAGCAGGACGTTCCTGAACTCATACAAAGGATTAAACGTGATAAGTTTGATACTTTGGATGAGGGTTTCGGTGAACAGATCCTACCCAATAACACTGCATTTGAGATAATTCAGCAGTCTACAAATAATGTATTTCCTTCTATTCCGGTTCCTCCTAAGGTACCTGAAGTAGAAACTATATTTCAAAAAGGATTGTTTGACCATGATAATTTTAATACAGATATTCATGGAGTAACTTATAATCCGTATTATAAATTTAAAAACATGAAATTTGGTAGGAGGAGGCGTAAATTGAAGAAAAATAAAATTTTTATTCAATGGTAGCCCCTAAACCTACCCCTAAAAAGAAAAAACAAATAAATGTTCAAAAAACAATAAATAAAGTCCGAAGAAATAATAAAACCCGATTAATTGGGAAACAACTTTCACAACCGAATAATCCTTCTTTTGGAGCCGTTAGTACTGTTAATACAGCACCTGTTGCTATAGGAAACAGTATGTCTGGTTTTAAAAGTCAAGTTTTGCATACGGTTAATGGAGCTTCTGTTATAGGTAGAGATTATGCCTACTCACCAGTTGCAACCGGTAATGTTACTGGTTGGATTTTGTGTGGAGGTTTTAGTCTTACTCCTTGTCAGATGCCCACAACAGTTTTACGAAATTTTGTACAAATGTACAATAAATTCCGTTTTAAATCGATAAGTTTTCACTATATCACTAGTAGTAGTACATCCACTACTGGTGATGTTGTGTTTTATTATCAAAAGAATGTTGATTCCGCTATGGTTGAGTGGACTAATAATTCCTTCTTACCTTTTGTTCTGAGTGACTCAAACACTGTGATTGGCCCGCAATGGACCAACCATACTATGTTGTGTTCACCTGATCAAAGGTGGAGAAGCACTGATTATGGTCTTAATGTTGATATTGAAAATTATTCTCAAGGAGATTTATTTTTGTTTTCAAAAACTGCTTCTACGGAATCACCTGGTTATGTCATTTTTGACTACCAAATAGAATTTTCAGAGCTTTCTATTAATCCACGAGCCGGTATCCTTCCTTCTTCAAGGATGGGTTGGCAACAAGTGGATTTAGTTTGCACTGGAGCTGCTACCGCTGGAACCACTCAACTAGGTTCTAATCCAGTTGCTTGTAGTGTTGCTGGAGTTAGTGGTTTTGGTTTAACTACAATAACAGCCCCCTCTGTTACTATCGGAGAGGTGTATAAATTTGTTATTGATGTTACTAATTCCACTTTTTCCACGACTACGGCAGCTAATTTTATTCAAGAAAATATTGAAGCTGCTGGTTTTGCTATTACGCTTAAGGATGGCTTTACTTTTTATTTAAGTATTAACCAAACTAATAATGCTACATGGCATTCTACTTTAGCAGCCGCGACTTCTGGTGCTTTACGTTCCTTTGCTGGAGCTACTGTCACTTATAATGAAAATATTCGTGGATGGGTTAAACTAGTTGGATGGCAAGGTGGTACTTCCCGTCAAGGAGCTA